CAAGGGAGAAGTAAGAAATGTCGAAGAAAAGACAGACACGAAATTCTAAAAAGTTTAAAAAGGCTGCTGCGTCTAAAAGAGCTAGAGCGCCAATGCAAAAAGGCGGCCGCATGTATGCAGGAGGCACGTCTAATTTTGATGAGCGTACAGGGACTGTAAAACAAAGCGCCGCTGAAACTCGTCGTCTTCAAGAAGAAACTAAAGCACGACAAGCTGCAACGGCTGCTCAGCAACGAGCTGCTACAACTCAAGAAGAAACTCGTCGTCTTCAAGAACAAACTCGTCGTCTTCAAGCAGAAACAGCTGCACGACAACAAGGAACTGGGGCGGCTACAAGACAAACGCCTCAAAACGCTACAGTTGCACTTCAAGAGGAAACTCGTCGTCGTCAAGAAGAAACAGCTGCACGACAACAAGCTGCTGCAACAAGCGGTTTTGAACAACAAGCGCAAGCGGCGCAAGCGGCTACAGCCGAAACTCAAGATCAAACAGCAGCTATGGAAGCTACCATTAGAGCGGCACAAATGGCTGCAGCATCGGAACAACCTCCTGCAAATTCGGCTGAGGCTAGGGCACGACAGGCGGCTATAAGACAAGGACAACAACAAGCGCCTAATCCTGCTGATTATCGGCAAGGAGCAAATGATCCAGCATATAGAGCAGACATGGAAGAGTTTGCGCGAAGTATAACAGGCGGGGCAACTACTAATTATACTTACCCAAACACAGATACAAATGGTGACGGCATTCCTGATACTTATGTTCCACCTGCAGGCACTAGAACAGGCACTGGAACAGGCTCTGGTATTCCAGCTGGCGCTCCAATAAATCTTGAAATAGTTCGTCCACCGCTTCCAGAACTAGAACAAATTGAACCAGAAGACGTGGAAACTGGTCCAGATTCTAAAGTCTTTACAATGGCTGATACAGGTGACGCACAAGCTACAACGGCTCAAGTAACCCAAGCTGTTGCTGCACCTAGTGTTGAAGCTGCTCAAGCTGCTGCACCCCAACAAGTTCAGGCAGCACAAATGGAAGCTGCTCGTGCTGAAGGTGTTGCGCCCGGAGAAGCCGCACGAGGTCAAGTAAGTGATAGGGCTATTGCAAAAGTCGAAGAAGGCACCATTACTCAACCTGCTGTTGCAGCTACACGAGATACTGCGGCTGAACAAGCTGCAAGAGCAATGGCAGCTGAAAGACCTAAAGCGCGTGATTATGCTGAAGCTGCTACAAGCGGAACTACTATTGAAGTAGAAGACATCGAAGGCCCAGCAGTTGTTACACGCGAAGGCGCTACAGTCTCAAAAGCTGAAGTAGAGCGTTTAGGCCAAATAGCTCAAGGACGTGGTGTAGACCTTCAAGACCTTCCAGAATATAAAGATGTAATTCAAAAACGCATAGCTCAACAAGGCGAAGCAGCTACTGCTGAGTATCGCTCACGTCTTGGAGAAGCTCCACAAGCTGAAGCAGCACAAGCAGCATTTATTGGTGCAGATGAAACGCCACAAGCCCGTCAGCAACGCATAGAACAGTTTGACTCGTTTAGTCCTGCAAAGCGTGAAGCATATACGGCTTTAGGTGTTGATGCTCCTGAAGCTGCACAAATGGAAGAAGTTCGTAAAGCTGCTGCTGCAAGTCGTGAGGCTATTACGGCTGATGCGCCTCCTGAGGTTATTGCTGAACAAACAGACCTTGATAAACTTGGCACGTATCAGATGGTTGCAAAGCGTACAGCACAAGTTGCTGAAGCCGCCGAAGGCATTGCTACCCAACTAAGTGGTCAACCCGCAGTAGATCTTGAAGGTCGTCAAGCTATTCTTGGTGAAGCGCCAGTAGGCGATGCAGCCCAAATTGGTGGTATTCCAACTGCACAGGCTGCACAAATGCAAGCCGTTACAGGCCAAGCACGTAAAATGGCTGCTGCAGACATGGCGGCTGTTGTTGTTGAAATGCCTCCAGAAGTTACGGCTGCAATCTCAGAAGATCCTGCAACCGTTGAAGCCCAGCTTGATACTGGTGAAGATCCTCAAGTTGTAGCGGCTGTTGCAGCACTTCCAGAAGAAGCGCTTGTGTCTACACAGATGGAAGGTCTTCTTGCTGGCATGGAAGATGGCGAAGTTCCAATGTGGGCAAGACCTGCTGTAGACGCAATCAACGCACAGATGGCCTCCAGAGGCCTCAGCACGTCTACTGTTGGACGAGATGCGTTGTTTAATGCTATCATACAGAGTGCGCTGCCAATGGCTCAGAGCAATGCTCAAGCCCTTCAGCAACGTGCATCACAAAACCTCAGCAATCAACAACAAGCAAACTTAGAACAGTCTAAGCAGATTGCAAGTCTTCGTATGCAGAATCTTGCTAACCGTCAAACTGCTGCATCTCAAACAGCACAGATGGCACAGCAAATTAAAGTACAGCAAGGTGAATTCCGCCAACAAGCACAAATACTGACAGCCCAACAAGAACAACAGTCTCGCATGGCTGACGTGCAGTTTCAGCAGCAAAGAGCACAACAAGAGTCTGCACAAAGACAACAAGCAGCTGTACAAAACTTATCTTCGGCTCAACAGATGGAGCTTGCAAACCTACAGGCTATCAACGCCTCTGCAACTCAAAATCTAACAGCAGAGCAACAAACACGTCTTGCAACTTATCAAGCTCAAGTTAATCGTACTATGCGTCAGGCTGAACTTCAGCAGGACATGGAAAAAGCAAACCTCAGTACAGCGCTTCAGGTTGAACTAAAGAATTTGTCTGAACAAAACTTAGCTGCTCGTGATACAATGACGGCTGAAAACCAAGAGCGGTTGACTAATTTAAATACTCTTGTAGATTTCAAAAAGACTAACGCACAGTTAGCACAGCAAATGGATCTTGCAAACCTTTCAAATGATCAACAAATTCGACTTGCTAATCTTTCTGAAAGGGCTGCTGCAGACTCTGCAAACTTTACAGAAGCTAATCGTTTTGAGTTAAGCAGACTTCAAACCTATGCACAGGTTATGTCGCAAAACACTCAACTTCGTCAGCAGGCAGAACTTGCAAATCTTAGCACACAAGAAAAAATTACTCTTGCAAACTTAACTGCACAGAACCAAGCATCGGCTGATAATCTTAGCGCAGAACAACAGGTTGAGTTAGCTAACTTGAATGCCCGACTTCAAGAAGCTAGTCAAAATGCTCAAATGCGTCAGCAAATTATTTCACAAGACTTTAGTCAAAGTCAACAGACTGAACTTGCAAATCTTGAAGCTCTTAATCGTGCAGGGTCTGAAAATCTTAGTGCTGAACAGCAAGCAAAGTTAACAGAATATAATGCACAAGTCAATAAAAAAATACGTCAAGCTGAACTAAATCAACAAACTGAAGGTGCGAATCTTGATGCTAGGTTAAAAGTAGAGCTATCAGAATTATCTGAGCGTAATGCTACAGCCCGTGCAAACATGACGGCTGAACAGCAGACTCGTCTTGCAAACCTTAATGTTCTTGTTGATTTCCGTAAGACTGATGCGCAGTTTGCTCAGCAAATGGACATGGCAAATCTTGCAAATGAACAACAAATGGAACTTGCAAATCTTCAAGAAAGAGCTTCAGCGGATGCTGCAAACTTTACTGAAGAAAACAGATTCCGTCTTCAAGAGTTAAACAACTATGTTCAAGTTATGTCGCAGAATGAACAGTTGTTACAACAAGCAGACCTTGCACGTCTTAGCATGGAAGAGCGTATTTCTCTTGCAAACCTTGATTCTAAGAATCGTGCAGATTCAGAGTCTATGTCAGCACAAAACGTTGCAGAGCTTCAGCAGTATGAAAAGCGTATGCAGGCAGCACAAGTTAACGCGCAGCTTGCTCAACAAATGGGCCTTGCAAATCTTAGCAATCAACAACAAGCTGCAATGTTTAATGCTCAGATTGATGCAAATCTTGACATGAAACAGTTTGATGCTAACCAGCAGGCTGCAATGGCTAATAGTCAATTTATGCAGTCAATGACTATGAAGGACTTTGATGCTCGTCAACAGTCTATTATGCAAAACGCTACGGCTATGGCATCTATGGACATGGCAAACCTCGATGCACGTACACGCATTGCGGCACAAAACGCTCAAGCATTCTTACAAATGGATATGACAAACTTGTCAAATGAACAACAAATGGCTGTTATGAATCAACAACAAGCCCAGCAAACTATGTTGTCAAATCAAGCGGCTGAGAATGCAGCACGGCAGTTTAACGCTGCAAACCAACAACAAGCTGATCAGTTCATGGCAAGTTTAGCATCTCAAACAGAACAGTTCAACGCTTCTCAGACAAATGCTATGGCACAATTTAACACTTCTGAACAGAATCGTATTGCAGCACAAAATGCTCAAAACGCTACACAAGTATCTCTTGCTAATGCACAAATAGCAACAGATATTGATAAATTTAATACACAAATGGATCAGCAACGCGAACAGTTTAATACTGCAAATCAGCAAGCTATTGAACAAGCAGACATTGCATGGCGACGACAAACCAATACGATTAACACTGCGGCTCGTAATGCAGCCAATCAACAGAATGTTATGAACGCTTTTAATCTAAGTATGGCAGAAATGCAGTTCTTATGGCAAGAGGCTCGTGACAATGCAGCATATACACGACAGGCCTATGAAAATGATCAGACTCGTCGAACACAGTTATATGCTACAGCTATTGGAAACGAAGCGGCTGCTAGTGGTGAAAAGAACTCAACAACAACAAGCTCTATTGTTGCTGTAGTTGAAAGGCTATTAAAGCTTTAAATCTTGGAGGTTAATAATGGGATTTTTATCTAAAATTGGTAAAGGTATTAAAAGTGCTTTTAAATCTATTGGTAAAGGTATTAAAAGTGCTTTTAAATCTATTGGTAAGTTTATGGACAAGATTGGCATTGTTGGTCAAATCGGTTTGTCGCTTTTGTTGCCCGGCATTGGAGCTGCATTAAGTGGAATGTGGGGAAGTGTAGTAGGAGGATTACAAGCATATTCTGGAGTGGGTGCTTCAATTGTAAATGGTGCTGGTAATTTTCTTGCAAAAGCAACTACAATTGCTTCGAACATTACAAAACCTTTTACCACAATTACCGAAGGCGTTAAAAATGTTGTAGGTGAAACACTTAAGGCTGGTGCAAATGCGCTTGGTGTAGACACTGCGCTTTTAAAAGCAGGCGAAACATTTGGGTCAGAGTATTTAACAAAACTTGGAACAAGCATTAGCGAGGCAAATCTTACATCTATTGGAGAACAAATTACAGGTAGTGGTCAAGCATTTTTAGATTCATTCTCTGGAGGTGGTGTTGATCCAACAGGTGCTTACGAAACAAACCGCCTTGAAGCTGCAAACATTACTCCTGATAAAGTTTCAGCCATTACACCTCCTACACCACAGTTTGCTGAACCAGATTTAGCTACGCCTGATATGCCTGCTTCAATGACTGAGGTTAAAGTAACTGGAAAAGCGCCAGATTCTTTACTGTCACCAGACGTTGATTTAACTCCTCCTACAGTTGGCGATCCTTCTGTTGTAGGTAACCGTAAGCTGGCAATACAAGCAGAAGCTTCTCTTGATAGTGCTTTTGATAAAGAGTTTAATCCAGATTTTACAGCTGCTGAAAATAAAGCTATGCGTTCTGGTGATTTTAGTTCTATTACAAAAGCAGCAGACCCTGAATCGTTTATTGATAAAACAATGCGTTTAGGCCGTCAAAAACTTTCAGAGCTTCCAGAAAGGGCTATGGACAAACTAGGGTCAACACTTACAGATATTCCATCTCAATACGCTAAAAAGCTTGTAGGTTTAAGTCCAGATCCAACATACACTCAAGTATCTTACGCTACTGTTGTTCCAACAATCCAAGAAGCTCCAATGGTAGGAACAGCTATGGGAATGGATCCTGTACAGTATGTAGCCAACAATCAACAATCTATGGGTTTGCAGCCGTTTGGGTTTAATGCTAATATGTATAATGAAGCAACATACATAAATACTATGCGTAAATACGGTTTAGCTTAAAGGAAAATAATACATGAACGAAGAATATAATCAGATCGTTTTAACGGGCGGTAGGCCTATTCCGGGCCAAAGCCTGACAAGCGATCCTTCAGACCCAGCACCTTATGAAAAGCCTCCTGAGTTTACTTCGGTTCATGAGGCTTCTGAAGATATTTTTGAAGGTCTTATTGAAGAGCAAAACTATAAAGAAATAATGGACGTTCTTGTTCAAGATGTGCCTGTTATGGATATTGTACAAACGTTGTTATTTGCTGGATTTAAAGAGGGCAAATGGAACCCTGACTTGATGTTAATGCTTGTTGAGCCTGTTGCTTATATGATTTTAGCGCTTGCTGAACGTGCAGGGATTGACCCAAAAATTTATCAAGGCGAAGAAGAAGATGAAGCTGAAGAGCGAGTATTTGGCGCTACGCTTGAAAAAGAAAAGCTAGAAAATATTAAAAAGCTTGCAGCAATTGGTCAAACTCCTTCAAGTGCTATTACGCCTGAAATGGTAGAAACAATTGAAAAGTTACCTGTTCCAGAAATGTCAAGCCTTATGTCACGACCTGAAGAAGCCTCAGCGCCTGCTGAAGAAAGCCTGCTTGCACCACAGCCTGTTACAGAGGAAGAAGTATAATGTCTATTGAACAATTTGGCGAATCTCTTTTAACGGACATTCGCAAAAGAAGAGAACAAGAATCACGACGACTTCGGAAGCAAGAAGAGCGTAATGCTTTATTGGGTCTTGGCATTGGTCTTGCGGCTAAGATAGGTAATGAGCGTCTTGCAGCAAAAACAAATGATTTTTTAACAAAAGAACCTATTTGGAATGCTAATCTTGCTCAAAAACAAGCTAGAACTTATACGGCAGATCTTTTTAACACCGAAACTCAAATGGCTGCACAGGGTGGCGAGCTTGATTGGACTTTAAAAAATATGGGTCCGCAATTTGAAGAATACCTCCAAAGAAATTTACCAGATGACATTACAGGCAAAGCTGGGCCTTATGAAGAGTGGCGAGAAAAACAAAAATTAAAAATGGCTGAAGACTGGTTAGAAAATCAATATAGGCCTGCTCTTGCTTTAGCTAAAAAAGTAGCAAGTGAAGAAGACTATTCTGCTATGGTAGAATTAAATACTAAAAAAGCTGCGCCAAGTAATTTAGGTTCATGGGTTACAAGAACAGGTGCAAATTTAATAGGCGGTAAAAACCAAAAAGATGTAGAAACTGAAGCCGTTATAGCTATTACTGAAGGTAGAATGGCTGAAAACGCAGAAAAATTAAATACATTTATGTCTACATATCGAAGAACGGGAGATATAGTTAGATCGTTTGATATTGCAAATGTTGTTTTTCCTGAAGTTGAAATGAGCGCTGATGAAAAATTCAAAATTAATAGAACTCAAAAACTACAAGAAATTGATGATCGTCTTGTTGTTTATGAAGAGGTTGAAAAGACCGAAATAAACACCGGCGAAAAAACTACTGAAATTAATGTTACAGATGAAGGTAAGCCTCGTGTTATTTTTAAACCTAATTCTGATAATAATACTGTTTCTTTAGACACTATGAAAGGTTTAAACACTATTTTTAACTTTGAAAAAGATGGTCGTCAGTTATTAAGACCTGAGGCATTTGCAAATTTTGCAGATGAGGCAACTAACGAACAATTAAATATTCAAGCACCTAAAACAGTAGCAGAACATAATAAGCTACAAGCTATTTATCGAAAATATTTAAATAACTCTGATAACTTGCGTGATGAATATCGCAATCAAAAAACTCTTCGAACTTTTGAGTTGGTTGTTGGAGAGCCTGAAGAGTTACAAGCAATGCTGTCTAGTGTTTTAGTTGAAACAGATCCACAAAAAAGAAACGCTGCAATGCAAGAACTACAAACATTTATTGCTTCTAAACTTTCTTTTGCTGAAGAACTTCAATCAGCTACTACATTTGATTACAACACTACTTTTAGGAATCCATAATGCCTAGAACAGTTACTCTTCCCGATGGGACTTCATATCGAAATGTACCTGATGATGTTACAGATTCTGAAGTATATCAGAAACATATTTCTCGTCAAACAGAAGAGCCTGAAGAGGAAGTAAAACTAACCACAGATCAAGAAATAGAGCAAAACACTGATGACTCTACGGATCTTGGTGATTTTGCAAGGGATACTGCGCGTGTGTTAACCAATGTAGGGGTTGCTGGAACTAAAGCAGTTTCGGATGTTGCAAATATTGTAGCTAATGCTTTAGGTAAAAAAGGCGATCTTATTACAGACGACTTTAGACGAGCTACAACACGCCAATTTGTTTCTGCTTTTACGCCTCTTATTCCCGGATTAAAAACAGAAGACGTTATTGATGCTGAAGGTAAAGTCTTACCTAGAGAAACTTTGGGCGGGACTGCATTAGAAATAGCTCCATATGTAGTAGGCGGCACAGCTATTGCCGGGACTAAACTAATGTCAGCTACACCTCGAATTGTAAATGGTATTTTAAGCGGTGTAGCTATTGATCAATTATTATACACAGGTGATAACGCTTTAGCAAACACTTTATCAGAGTCAGAGCTTTTTGAAGCAGAAAGCATGGCTCAAAACTTAGTTGAATATCTTTCAGTAAATGAAGACGATACTGCGCTTGAAGAACGTACAAAACTTTTAGCTGAAGGTGTTGCAATAGGCGTAGGTGCTGAGGCAATTATGGGGACTGCTAAACTAGCATCTAAAGCAAAACAATTATTTAATAAGGGTTATGCAAAACTTACACGCTCTGAAGAAGCAGAAATTATTGCTGACTATCTTAAAGATGCTCGACAAGCTACTAACTTAAGGGCTGAGCAGCCTAACCTTATTTTTTCAGAAACTCCTCAAGGCGTTGCTCAAGTTGCGCAACAAAACAGTAGCAAGCTTCGTCGGTTTATGCAACAAACATTTACTTCTCGTGGTTATTGGACCCCACAGGCTTTTAATGCTTTTAATGATGCTCAATATGCACAGCGTCAAATTGTAAAAGAAGCAGAAAATATTTCCAATAGACTTCAGCAGTCTTTACGTTCACTAGGTGATGAAGCAACTACAGAAACTGCAACCAAAAATGTTCAAAACGCACTACGCGAAGACTTAGGCTTTCATCCGCAAGTAACCCAAGAAGCTCGTGTACGCTTTGTAATGGATAAATACGATGTAACTGAAGAGGTTGCTACAGAAGTATTGAATGCTCGTCAGTTAATTGACAGGCTTTCTGGTCGTCTTGCTAATTCTAACATACCTAATGGCGAGTTTCGTGAAACCATCCTTGAAAACTCTGGTGAATATATTCGAAGATCTTATCGTTTATTTGAAGATAGCGGCTATAAGCCTTCTGAGTCTGCTGTGCGCCAAGCCGAAGACTACCTTGTAGGTCAACAATTAAAACGTGGGCTTAATTATGATGAAGCTTACGAAGTGGCTCGTGGCAAAATTGATGAGGTTTTATCTCAAGGTGATAGAGCTGCTGCAGAAGACTATTACTCAAAAGTTCGTAGAGTTAATAAAGAAATATTAAAAGAGAAAAAAGATATTCCTGCAGAAATTCGTGCATTAATGGGAGAAATCGAAGAGCCTGCAGAAAACATTGTGTTGACTGTATCTAAGCTTGCTAAACTTACAGAAAACAACCAGTTCTTTAACAACCTTAATCAGCTGGGCAGTAATAAGTATATTTTTAATAAGCCTCTTGAGCGTGATGGTGTTTCATACTCCATTAAAATTAGCGGAACAAATTCTGTGCTAGATGGTAAGTACACTACGCCTGAAATGCTTGCAGCTATTAAAGAAAAAGAAGTACATTTTTCAGCATTTGATTCAGGATTTTTTAGAAATTTAGCTGCAATAAAAGGCTCTTCACAAAAAATGAAAACCATTTATAGCCACGTTACACACTTACGTAACGCTTCTGGTGGTGCGCAGTTTGGTATTGCTAATGGCATGAATCCTTTTAATCAAGCAAATAAAACAGCACAAGCGTTAAAGAACAGCATTGTTCGTGGCGGCGACGAAGAGCTTGATGCAATGTACGAAAAATACTTGCGATTAGGAATTATTAATACAAACGTTAGGGTTAATGAATTTCGTGCACTTCTTGAAACAGGCTTTGAGTCTGGACCAGATACGCTTGTCCAAAAACTAGGAAGTAAAGTACGTGGCTATGGTTTTATAGAAAAACTAGATAAAGGCGCTACAGACGTATATATGGCTGTAGATGATTTTTATAAAGTCAACGCTTTTGAGCATGAGTTAGATTATCTTAAACGTGCAATGCCCGATGAAAGTCTTGATGTTTTAGAATCTGAGGCTGCTCGCATTGTTCAAAATACTTTTCCTAATTATGACAGGGTTCCAAAAGGAATTAAAGCTTTGCGTTATTTACCAATCGGTAACTTTGTTGCGTTTCCTACAGAAATTTGGAGAACTAGTGTAAACATTGTTAAGCAGTCTTCTAAAGAAATTACATCTGGTAATGATGAGCTTGTACGTCGGGGCCAACAACGTCTTGCAGGATTTACTGCTATGCTTGCAGCACCTAGTTTTGTAGCAAGTCAGACAGCGCAGTTTGCAGGGTTTAATGATGACGAAGCAGAAGCCTTACAAACCCTTTCAAGAACTCCTTGGTCTGATGCGCCTAAAAATGTTGTAAGAATGGGCGATAAGCTTTACACAAACGATACTCAGTTTATTGATTCATACTCTCCCTTAAAAGAGCCTATTATGTCTGCATTAGATAGCATTCAGTCTGGACAGCTTAGGGGTGAAGAATTAGAAAGCTATTTAGCTGATGCTGTTTTGTCAGCAACTAAAAAGCTTTTAACTCCCTATGTAGGCGAGTCTATGGTAACAGAATCCTTGCGTGAAATTTATGGGGCTGCTACGGGCGATGGTAGAACATCAACCGGAGTTCCTGTGTTTGTAGAAGGCATGAATAATACTGATAAAGCTATTGCTGCGTTTACACTTATTGTAGATCCTTTTGTTCCGGGAAGTGTTTCAAGCGGTAAAGGCATGTACGATGCTTATTTTGAAACGCCTAATAGAACTACGGGCAAGCCTAAGAGCTTGGGTGCTGAACTTGTAACTAACCTCACAGGAGCTAGGTTTACAGAGTTTAATCCGTCTGATGCTTTAATGTACAAAGTTAAAGAGTATAACAGGCTTAAAAGAGAAATTATTTCTTCAAAACCTGATTATTCTATGACGGCAAACGACGCATACGAAAAACAAATAAACCGTCAAAAAGCATTATACGAAATACAACAAGATATGTATGAGTATGCAATGGCTGCAGAAACTTTATTGGGTCGTAAAGATGTTATTATGCTTCTTAGGGAAAATGACATGCCTGTTAAAGAAATTGGCTTTTTGTTGTCAGGTAAGTTTAGACCAGAAAAATACTCTTTTGGAAAAACTTTAGATCTTATTGAAAAAATTGATTTTGAAGGTCAAGAAAAAGCCCAAGTTATTAATGACATTTATCGTGCTTATGGAAACATGATGGCTACTCCGCTCATGCCCGTAACGCCTGAAGAGCGTGAAGCAGCATTTGTAGAAGACCGTAAAAAGTTTGCAAAAGGCGGTGAAGTTATTGTCCCCAATGCACCTACTGAGCCTGACGAGCGTATCGACAAGATGACAGGACTGCCCTACAACATACAAGCTGGGTCGGCTTTTGTAGACGAAGAAGACCCCGAAAAGCGCATGTTGTTTAACGAAGGCGGTTTTGTTGACAGGATTAAAAAAGCAGGCTATGACGCAGCTGCAGAAGCCTTAGGAGTCCCTAAAGAAGGCCTTGAGTGGGCTATGAACATAGATAAAAAGTATCCTGAAGCTGAACGGCTTGATGGCCGTGGTGATGCTGCGAGACACTTAGCTCTAGGCGTTGTTGCTCAAAAAGCTAACTATCCTGAAGCAACTAGATTCCTTGCAAACTTACGAGAGTTTGTTGAGCTTGATGTTAAAGGCGGGGCTATGGATATAGCAAACAACAACAAAGGCTTTAAAATTAAAGCAGATAGTTACGAGGATGCTGAAAGAAAAATTGATAAAATGATTAGGAATAAAGAGGTGCTGTACTACACGCCTAAAGAAAGCAAGTCAAGACGAGGCTATCAAGTTGGTGGAAGCGTTGAAGATCCTAGCATGTATAGATCAGACGGAAGTAAAAAATCTGCACAAGGTTTTCTAGGGCCGGTAAAAAACAATGTTGAAGGCGGCACTATGACAGAAGTTTCTGTAGGCATGGAAATAAACGGTCAAGAAATGGAAGTGCCTACAATGGTTCCTACTCTTACTACAAAAGAAATAGAAGCCTTAGCAAATATGCAGCTTGAAGGAAACGCTAAAAATATTCCTGAGTCTATTATCATGAAAGCAAAACAACACGCTTTACAAAGAATAGAGCAGGGTCTTAGCCCCTTCTATCAAGACGGAGAAAAATAATAATGCAAAGACTCATTGATACTTTAAAGCGTCATGAGGGTGTTAAATACTATGTCTACAAAGACCACCTTGGCTATGAAACTATTGGCGTAGGGCGCTGTATAAAGATGGGCGTAGGCTTAGGGCTTACACACGACGAAGTAGACTATCTGTTGATGAACGACATTCAGCGTTGTATTGAAGAACTTGATGCAGCCTTTTCATGGTTTAAAGATCTTACTGAAATTCGACGCGAAGCAATGGTAAACCTATGTTTTAACTTAGGCCTTACACGCCTTAGAAAATTTGAGAATGCGCTTGCAGCTATGGCAATTCATAACTACGAGGAAGCAGCAGATGAATTTCTGGACAGTCGTTGGGCTGTTCAAGTTGGTCAACGTGCAGTAGAAGTAACTGAAATGATCCGCACTGGAGAAATCTATGACTAAGAAAAAAGATTCGAGGCTAGAAAGGGCAGGAGTAAGTGGCTATAACAAACCGAAACGTACACCCAACCACAAAACAAAGTCACACATCGTGGTGGCAAAAGAAGGCGACAAAGTTAAAACAATACGCTTTGGTGAAAAGGGCGCGAAAACTGCAGGCAAGCCAAAGCCCGGCGAGTCAGCAGCAATGAAAGCAAAGCGAAAATCGTTCAAAGCAAGACATGCTAAAAATATAGCAAAAGGAAAAATGTCAGCGGCTTACTGGGCCGATAAAGTAAAATGGTAGTAGATTTATTTACAAAGCATCCAAAGTCTGCTAATGAAACATATTGGCAGCACTTAAAGCGAGCAGCTATGTTTTCAGGCTGGCTGCTTTTGGGAGGTATTGTATGTGCAGTTCATGCAGTCTTTCCTTTTTTATTCACTCAAACTGCAAGCAAAATAGTGAGTAAGTTATACACTAAACACTAAGCCGTGAGGCTATAGCACGTCGAGATGACGTTAGGAGATACACAATGCATAAATATATATTAACAGCAGTTTTGCTGTCTGCTCCAGCATTTGGAGCTAATGGTATTCTCATACAGAAAGGAAATCAACAGTACGTGGTCATACCAGACTGTCAGATCTTCGAAGATGTGAAAGATGTAAAGGTAAGACGCTTACATGTAGGCGCACCAGTTCACATGAAACATAAAGGGCGATTAGTTCGCTGTAGAATAGAAGAAATAGAGGAACTAAGATGACAATTAAACAAGCACTTAAATCACGAACAGTACAGTATGGCGTAGCTCTTGCTGTTCTTTCAGTTCTCCAAGGCTTTGTAGGTTTTCTTCCCACTAATCCAGCTGTTCAGGCTATGGTAGGCTGTGTGATTGCAAGCGGTATTGTTGTTCTTCGATTTATGACAACTCAACCAGTGAGCCAAAAATGACAGCAAAGAAAAAAACAAAAACAAAATCTCGTGTTAACGAGGCAGGCAATTATACTAAGCCTACTATGCGTAAGCAACTTTTTAACAAGATAAAGGCTGGCTCTAAGGGCGGTAAAGCTGGTCAGTGGTCAGCCCGTAAAGCTCAAATGCTTGCTAAAGAGTATAAGGCTGCAGGCGGAGGTTACAAGTAATGGCTCTAAAAAAGTCTCAGAAGTCTCTTAAGGCTTGGACAAAACAAAAGTGGCGTACTAAGTCAGGCGAAAAGTCTAGTAAAACAGGTGAGCGTTATCTGCCTGAAAAAGCTATCAAGGCTTTGTCAGCTAAAGAGTACGCTGCTACTAGCCGCAAGAAACGCGAAGACACAAAAAAGGGCAAACAACACAGCAAACAGCCGCAGAAGGTTGCCCAAAAAACTCGAAGATACAGATCTAAAAAGTCTTAGTGTTTAACGCATCAAGTTCTTTTTCAATCTTTTCATGTAATCCTTCGAAATAATAAAGAGCCTGATCAAGAACTGTTGTAATAATTTTATGTTCTTCAGGCTCTTTAAATATCTTACCTACCTCATCCTTTGGAAGTTTATTGAACTCTGTCATTAAGTTTCCAGAAGCGTCAAAGAAAATCCTAAAACCAATAAGGTTTCCTTCCTGTTTATTACTAGCCATTTCGTGTTTCCATTTCAATACGAACAATGTCTAGTCCGTCAAGATAATCTTTAGATTCCATTAACAACTTTAGCTGAGACTCAATTGCTTCATAGAAAGCGTCGTGGTCATGGAAGGCCATTGGGTTACTAATAATAACCTCAACAGCCATTGCGTGTTTTTTTATGTCTGCTTCGTAGTAACTTTTCATTGTCTTCAGTATTTGGTTTGGATTTAACATCTTTTTTATCCTTAAAAATTTTATCCCAGTTAGCGTCAAACTTATCTTTATTAATTTGACGGGGGGACGAACCCTTCCCGCCATGCCATGCGCTCATATTATATCTCGCAGTTGTTGCCTGTGCAAGCTAAAGTCTGTGAACCTTCAGTCATGTCACTGCTTTCTGTTATGTCCCAAGACACTTCTGTGGGGAAATTAACAACCATTTCGTTGTACTCTTCCTCGCTAAAAGGCTCATAAGGCGCTTGCTGATAAGTGTGTTCAGAGTAAGGTAAGAAACTAATGCCGCTAATCTTATCAAACTTATTGTATAGCCACTGGCCTACTTCCAAGAATTCTTCATCACGATAATAACACGTCATGGAGGGCTTATGTTCGCACCAAAAGTCTTGATAAATCTCCCACAGTTCTAACTGCTCCATAGCACCCATCTCAGACGCTACCACAGCTCCTTCAGGAGATTTTATGGGGAAGCTGAATACCTTGGTAGTGGGTGACATTATGTCGTCTTCTACGGGGATTCCAGCCTGTTCAAGGACTTGGCAGAGTGGGTCTCTTGCGTCTGCTCTAACTCGTCTAATATACTGATCTGAGTATCGAGGGTGAATACCACTTGCAGAATCAACCAGCTGACTAACAGTACCGGAAGGTTTAACAGCAGTAATGGCAGTGCTAGGATTAATACCAAGCTTTGCAGCCCAATGCTTGTTAGTTTCAATAGCTTCTTCTTTAAGTTCTGTGAGCCAAGTTTTAAGAACACCTTTGTCTCTCCTTCCTGATAGAGTTGCATGGTCCATAATACCTGTAAGACTTACCCCCAACAACGCTTCTTCTTCAGTGTTTTTTTGCCAGACCTTTCTTAAATACCTAAAGTTTGTGAGGGTAGCTTGTAAAGTTCCAAGGATAGTCGCAACACGTACTTTTCGTTTGAGGTCTGACAAAGTATCGGTTGACCTGACGACAACTTCCGACAGATTGCAGAACTGGTAGGGTCGGAGGATAATTTCGCTGCATGGATTAGTTCCAAAATCATAGGTAGCGTCTCGTCGCTCGTTTTTTGCAGCTTGTTTTTGACTTGCAACCCTAGAGAAAACTCCTCGTTCTCCAGAGCGGGACTCGTATAAACTTTTCCACTCATTTAAAAATGCCTCAAAATCAGGTTTCTCTGTGTAACACGCACTGTTGTTTGCTAGTCCTCGCTGAGGATTATCTTGCCACCATTGGCCTGATTTGGCTCGTCGGATTCGATCGTCAGTGAGGTTAGATAAACTGATAAGAGCGGACCTGCGAACACCTCCGACGACAACGATCTGTGCAATCTTACAGCACAAATCATGGCATTCGATGGAGCTAAGTTTACGTCCAGAAGCTTCCCGAAAGATGCTGACTGTGAAGTTGAACAAATCGACAAGAGGCTCTGGACCAGACGCTCTACCGCCAAAGGTTTTAAGGGCTGCCCCTGCAGGTCGTACTCCACTGATGTCCCATTTTGGAAGTTGACCCGAATAGAGCAAGCTAATAAGTTCTCTGTAAGCTTTAGCCCATCCAATTTTGCTATCGGCGACATGTATAACGGTATCTGTTTCATGGAACTCCTCTGCTACTTCTGGTAATTTGCTAATATATTGGCGCTCAACACTGAAGCCTACGCCAGTTCCACACATAAGCACGTACATCATTTCGTCAAATGCTTTTGGGTGGTCGATTGGTAAATAACTACAATTAAATCCTGCTACGTTATCACGATCAAGGGCTTCTCCTGCTGTCATAAGCGCTCGCATTGATGGCATAACATTTAAGTCGTGGATATCTGCAAACATTCCATTAGCTTCTTCGAGGGTAATCTTGCCCTTTTCAATCCAGAAATTAAGATATCGGTCAATTGTTTCTTCCCACGTTTCACGCCGCTGTTCATCTGGTAAGTATCTAGCATAACGTGATTTGTGGATATATTGTTGGTACAAGTCCATTAGTCTTCCTTTTCGGTTGGTTGAAAAACAACTACTGTAGCATCACAAAAACTGCAGGTCAATGTTGTTTCGATTATGTTGTTGTCGTCCATATCTGTGGAGTCTATGTCGCCTCCCCAAATTAATTCAGAATTACAAACGTAGCATTTCAATAATTTTTCTCCTTTGTTCATTAGTGTATTTTGTCCAATTAATAATTTGCTCTTTTGTTCTGCCGCAGCCTGAGCATTTATCATTCACTAATTTGCATTCTTTCACGCAAGGAGATTCCATTTTCTTTTCTTTTTCTAGGAGGTGCTTCTCCTTTTCGTTTAAATTTTTTTTTACGGTTAAACTTATCAGAGCGTTCTTGTTTACGATCTATCATAGTCCTTCTTCTTTGTAGTCCTTATCAATCCATTCATCGGGTAGTGATTCTTCACTATACCATCTAAATCCTTTTGAGCTTGCCCACTCTGCGTGAGACCTTTTTGTTCCGTCTGTACGCCTTTTAGCTTGAGGCATCGGCGCATTAGGGTCAGAAAACAAAAAGACTAGCTCGTAGTTTTCGGGTAAAGATTTGTTTATCCATACATATTTAGTGTATTCGGGTGCATCCCAAAAACGTCCCTTGGCTTCAAGCAATATTGTTTTACCGTCTATTACTTTAACAAAGTCTGCATGGTACGTGTGTTCAACAACATAGTCAACCTTTGTCGTGTGTATGTCCCAATCGGATAAAGGTCCAGAGTGTAGTTTATATTCCCAGTGTGAGTCATACCCTACTTCTAAATCTTTTTCTCGTGGCCTCACAACCCTCCGCTTGCGATAGCCCTTCCGTATTTTAGGTTCTTTACTCAATGTATTACTACTCCTCTTCGTTCTATCTCTAGCTCTAGAGCAGCCTGCAGGTCAAAAAGCGCTTCATCTTCAACGCTATTGACATCGTTGCCGTTAGTAAAGTGTGCAGCAAAACCAAGAATAATTACTTCGAGGGGAACTAAAAGTTCCTGTTTATCATTTTCCATGTTTGCATCTCAGCTTTAATATCTTCTAGAGTGTATGAGTTTATAGGTCTATAAGGCTGTCGAGCCACTAAACCTTTTAGTTTTTTGCGTACCCACCGTGGTGAAAAGGTACTAAGAAAAAACTTGTTGTTGGCAAAAACATGCGTCTGATCAGGGAGAAGTTCTTTGTAATTATCTAAAGTGATCTTCTTGGCTTCTTCTTCAGAGACTAATGTTTTTAACCAAGCAACAAGAATAGGTCCAACTTGTTTGTTGATTTGTTTAATTGTTTTTCTATTCATAAAAGAATCTCTTCAACTCGTGGCTCTACGGCAACTTCAGTAAAGTACACAGGGCCATTAGAATATTTGAATGCTCTAAGCCCTTCGCCATCGTTAGCGTCTGAGTAGCACTCAAACTTATAAGGACAGTATGCACAACCAGAAGGTAGTTTCATATTACCTTTTTTACCTTCAGGTATAGGAGCATAGCACCTGTCGGGAGGCGTGTCAACAGCAATTGCTGCCTTGACCTTTGCGATTTTTTCTTTTACGTTTGGCTTCTCAAGGTCGTCAGGCCGAAACAAACACAACTCGCCGCTCTCTTTGTTGATAACAAGAAAGCCGCCAGCATTTGTTTCTTCAGCAGTTTCATAGCCAGACAACTGTGCAAGATAGCCGAAAGGATCGTTGTTGACCAGTGAGCCATCTTTAAATTTATTAAAAGAAAACTTTGAAGCTGTTTTAACGTCTACAACTTCACCGTTTATTTTACAATCCATGTGGCCTTTGATGCCGTCAACATCTATTTCTTTTTGTTCTGATGTAACTTTGTGACCTGCCATTCGTACTAACATCAAGACTATTTCTTCTAGGATATGTCCATAAAGAAACTTGATTTGTGTTGAGCCACTAACAACGTGAGGATCTGAAGAGCTTTGGCTTTCATACCACAGCTGTCGCAAAGGCCTACCAATGTTAGACATTCGAAGTCTAAAGCTGTTGTCAACTTCTCGTGGTTTAGACCAAGCAAGTATGCTTTCTTTCATACGCGAAAGAGTTAAGTCTAGTTCTTCTTCAGAGATATTTAAAGCCTCCCCAGTGGAAAGGCCTTCAAGACTAGAATATATGTCTTGTATTAAAGTGTCTAATGTTTTCATTCTGATTCCAGTTTGACTCGGTTAATAACCTGACGGGCTTCTTCGATAGAACACTGAAACCATTCGCCTTGTTGATTAAATTTAGCAGCAAGCAACTGATGCGCTTGAGACTCTGATGCTCGACGATCATTTACTTTACAAA